ATGCTTGGTAGAAATCTGGCGTTGCGTGAGTTATCCAGTGCTAATAAAATGAACATACGTTATCTTCAGAGTTCTGGAGATGATGGATTACCACCAGTATCAGAAGCAGATTTGCATAGACTTCATGTTTATGTTAAATCACAAAGTTATCGTCAGGATTATGTTATTGATACGCCAATGACAGTTCTTGAAATGAAAAAAGCGTTGATTGATTTTTATAAAGAGGTTAAGAAACCTTTCATTGCAACTCTTGATCACACTTTATTAGTAAAGCAAAGTGGTACAGAGACCAATCGTCAACAAACGCTTCAACATTTAGCCACGATGATGACAGAGATGAAGAACGCGCTTCCAGTGACCTTCATTGTATTGACACAGCTTAACAGAGAAATTGATGATCCTGAACGTCAAAAACCTGGTAGCTTGTCAAATTTTCCGACAGAAGCAGACGTGTATGGATCAGACTTCTTACTTCAATGTGCAGATGTTATGGTTGCATTTAATCGTCCTGCAAAGTACAATCTTAACACGTATGGTCCACAGAAATTTATCATAGAACCTACTGATAAATATTTGTTAGCTATGCATGTTTTAAAAAATCGATTTGGTGAAACAGGTATCCAATGGTATAGAGCTGAGTATGCTTTAATGACAATACTTGAAACATCTATGCCACGTATGGCACCTGCTCTTTCATCTAGAAAGTAACAATTAAATTTTAACAAATGGCTTTTAATTCTCAAGACACTACGCCAATCAAAAAGACTGCACCAGAAATGACTGCAGAATTTAAACCTTTTTGGATTAACATGATTGCTGCAAAGCATAAAGAAAATGCACCTGCATTTCTTGCTAAGTTATGTTATCTAGGCAAAGAGTTTAATCCTCGCGTAGAGTGTGTTCGCTTTTTCCAATCAGAATTGCAAAATGAAGCTGGTTTATACATTGAGTTGTATGACTGGGATTTCAATTTCTTTCATGATAAAGAACGCGTCCTTTATTATTTACCTTACAATCCTCATTGGAAATCTGAAACAGATACTTACAAAGAGGTAGTAACAACAACAGGTAAATCAGCAATGTCAACTTTTGCAGTTAAGTTAAGTGATTTGAAAGTTATCAATCGCACTTCTGCAAGTTCAGCTGTTCCAATTGTAGCGTCTGAAGTACCTACAAAACCTGTATCTATTGAAGATATGTTTGATGAAGCTAAATTATCAGATATGTTTTCAGAACAAGAAGATGATCATTACACGAAGATGACCATACGTGATTTGTATTGCATGTTGCAAAACATTCCAATGTCAAATAAAAAGTGGTTAAACCAATTAATTTCAAAAGGACAGAAATGGCAGCAGAAGTAAAACCAGAAGAAGGATTTGTATTACCAACTGCTAAAGTACCAGCAGCTTGTTTGAGTCCTAAAAATCTAATCATTTTCAGTAAACCTAAAGTTGGTAAGACGACATTGTTGTCACAACTAGAGAATTGCTTGATTATTGATTTAGAATCAGGTACTGATTATGTTGATGCATTAAAGGTTAAAGCAAGTTCAGTTGCAGACATCGTTAAGATTGGTAATGCAATTATCAAAGCTGGCAAACCTTATAAGTACATCGCATTAGACACTATTTCAGCATTAGAAGAATTGTGTTTACCTTACGCAGAAGAGTTATATTCAAAGACTCCAATGGGTAAAAATTGGTTTACAGATGGTAAACTAAAATATGGTACAATTACACAACTACCTAATGGTGGGGGATATGCATATTTGCGTCAAGCATTTGACAAGGTTATCAATTATGTCAAAACTTTAGCACCAAATATCATCCTTGTTGGTCACATTAAAGACACATTGATTGAGAAGAATGGAGTGGAATTTAACACTTCAGACTTGCAATTAACAGGTAAAATCAAAAGTATCACATCAGCAAATGCAGATGCTATTGGTTATCTCTACCGTAAAGGAGATAAAAACATTCTTTCATTTAAAACAACAGATGAAGTTGCATGTGGTGCAAGACCAAATCATCTACGTAATCAAGAGATTGTTATTTCTGAGATTGACAAAGATGGTAACATGACAGCTAACTGGAACAAAATCTACATTGATTAATTTTAAAAACCCTAATTATTATGTTTAAGAGTAATTCTTTCAATCCAAATGGTGGTAGTTCAGTACCTAAAATCTTAAGTCCTGGAACTCATTTTGCACGTATCATTGACATGAAACTTGAAACACCTCCTTACAACACAGAAGCTTATAGTTTGAACTTACTTGTGGAAGGTGAAGATCAAGGTGATGAATTTGTTGGTTTACCAATTGATAAGAACAACCCTAGTTTAGGTAACTATCGTGGTCAGATTGCAAACATTCGCGCAGGTCGCTATCCTTTTAGTACGTTTGTGTATCAAGGACGTGAAGTAAAACGTGATGAGCAAATCTTCCGTTGGGTTAATAATCTTGCTAAAGCATTAGGTGTTTTAGAACAAATGAATGCAGACAATGTAGAAGCAGAAACTATTGAAGAATATGTTGCTGTTGTTAAAAAGTATGTGACTAATCCAGAAACGTGGGGGTATTTCACTATTGGTGGTCAAGAATACTTTACTGAAGGCTATGACAAACCTAACTACCGCATGTTCTTACCTAAATCAGAAGGTAAATTGTTCCCTGTTGCGTCATCTAATCTTGATGAGCGTACTGGTGATCCAGTTAATCTTTTGAAGTTTGATCGTGCAAAACACATCATTCAAAAAGCTGAAGGTCCTGCTGCTTCATCTGAACCATTAACTGGTTTTGGTGGACAAGAATCTACAGGTTTGGGTAGTGATTTAATGCTTCCATAATTTAATTGTAATTAATTAAAGGGGAGGATTAATCATCTTCCCCTTTTTTTAACTCTAGTCTTATGTTTTCTGTCAAACATCATATAGACAAAGTAACAGACATTCCTGCACATTGGATATTTGAAAACTATTTAGGTTTGGATCCTTTGGTTGGTCAGAGTGTACGTATACGTAGTGTGTTTAATCCAAGTGACAGAACTCCTTCCATGTTTTTGTATTACTTTAAAGAACAAAATGCTTATAGATATAAGTGTTTTAGTACTGGTAAAAGTGGTAGTGCAATTGAACTGATGATGTATATGTGGGGGATACCTTTTGCAGAAGCAGCAAAAAGGATTAGTGATGATTATGTTGCATTTTTAAAGACTGGTAAGCGTTGTGAAACGCGCATTGTAGAACATTCCACATGGAAAGTTGCTGATTTTGTTGTTCGTGGTTGGACACAAGATGATGCTGATTTCTGGAGTGCTTACAATATATCTAGTTCTTTGTTAAATGAACATATTGTAAAACCATTGCAACGTTATGTGATGAGTAAACGAATGATTGATGGTATTCAAACACAAGAGTTTACAGTTACAGGACGCAACATCTATGGTTACTTTATGAAAGATGGAACATTGTATAAAATTTATCAACCAATGAATAAAGATAGAAAGTTTATCAAAGTGTGTAATTATTTGCAAGGTTCAGAACAATTAACTGATAATGAAGTACTTGTAATAGTTTCTTCTTTGAAGGACATGATGTCTTTAAAAAGTATTGCAAACTTTAAGTTTGATGTTATTGCACCTGATAGTGAGAACACTATGATTTCTGAAGAACGTATTGCTGAGTTTAAACAGAAATACAAGAAAGTGATTACTATTATGGACAGTGATGAAGCAGGTATAAAGAGTATGAAAGCTTATGAAAGTAAGTATAAACTGCCCTTTGTATATGTACCACAGGAAAAAGATATAAGCGATCTTGTAAAAGTTAAAGGTAAAAGAGAAGCGTTATGCATTATCCTACCTGGTATCTTGAGAGCGCTTGATCGTTATGTGGATTTAAACTTAGAAAATGTTGTTGCATAAAGTTTAAACTTTACTAATTTTGCATTATGAATAATTGGACTTTAAATCACAAAGTAGTTAAATCTATTGAAGACATTCCTGACTATGAAAACGTAGTAGGGTTTATTTATAAGATTACCAATATCAATACTGGTAAGTTCTACATTGGGAAAAAGAATCTCCAACATTCACGCAAAACACGTATCACAAAGAAAGAGAAAACTGAAACAAAAACACGCAAGACTTTTAAGAAAGTCGTTAAGGAATCAGATTGGTTGACATACTATGGTTCGTCAAAAGAACTATCAGCAGACGTTGCTAAATATGGTGAATCACAATTCAAAAGAGAAATCATACAATTATGTCATGGTAAAAAGTATCTGAGTTATTGTGAAATTGAGTGGCAAATTAAACTGGATGTTTTAAGAAGCAACAGTTATAATGGTAATATTTTAGGACGTTACTACAAAAAAGACATGATATAGTATGGCATCAAGTATAACAAAAGCATTTATTGCTCCCCCAACATTATCAGAAAGAATAACACGTGAAGAAGATTTCTTTTCAAGAGGTTTTGTAATGTCTTATTCAGGTCTGAACAAACTTGTGTATAGTCCAGCGTTGTTCTATCAGCACTATGTGTTGAATCAACGCGAAGACACAACTGACATTAGTGCAATAGAAGGCAGTCTTATCCACTGTTTACTATTGAAACCTGAATCATTTGATGATGAGTATGTACTATCTGTACAGAACTTACCAAATGATAATCAACGTAAAGTAATTGACATGCTTTACGCTCATGTGCAAGAATTGCAAAGAGGTGGTGGTATTGAACCAGGTAATACATTAAATGAATATAAGAATGCTTTGATAGACATTCTTAAAGACATGAACTTGTATCAAACTTTGAAGACTGATGAACAGCGTTTAGAAAAAGTGATTAACAGCAGAACTGTTGAGTACTTTGACATGCTTATAAATTCATCTACAAAGACTATCATTTCTCATGATACTTATAACTTCTGTAAATCTGTAGTAGATAAGATTACATCAAATCCTGCAGTGATGAATGTTATGGGTTACTTTGCAGATTCATTCAATGGTATTACTAAATTCAATGAGATTGAATTAGCAGCAATGCCTGAAGAGTATGCGTTTGGTTTACGTGGATTTATTGACAATTTAGTCTTTGATCCAATGACTAAAACTATACGCGTCAATGACGTAAAGAAGACAAGCAAAGCGTTGTCAAACTTTACAGACAGTATTGAATACTACAACTATTGGATGCAAGCAGCAATGTATCATATCCTTGTTGAGTCTAGCTACAAATCTATACCTGCATATGCAGATTGGGATATTGAGTTCAGATTTATAGTGATTGATCCGTACATGCAGATTGCACCAATCAAAGTATCTGATGCTACAATGCAAACATGGATTGAGAAAACACGTGAAAAGTTAAATGAAGCTAATCATCATTTTACTACAAGACGTTTTGATCTTCCATATCAGTTTTTACTCAACGATGAATTAGTGTTATGATATCAGAAATCTATCGCAAGTATTTTCAGAAATCGTTTACCTTTTTGTATCCTTTGTTAGGATTCAATAAGAATAAACATCCTAAACCTGAAAACGTGTACACATACAGCGATAGTTCAGGGATTCAACTGAAAGACAAGAAACTTATTTGTGTATATAAGAGAAGTGATACTGAAGCTTGGAAACAGTTTGAGTTAAAACATCTAATCACACATAAGAATCTTGAGCACAGTTACCCTATGGATGACGACACTGTAGCTTATGTATTTAATCTTGAGATGCTGGGTGAAGACTTTGATGCTGTTATTGCTGGCAAGTATTCAACGTTAAGTAATCCTGCAAAAAAGATACTGACTGACTATTACGGTGTACATACTCCTGAGTGGGTGTACATTGAAAGCTTCTTGTTTCCTGAAAAGTACTTTAAGCAATATGCTCAGATTTTAAATGTTGATGAAGACATTCTTAGAAATGTTGGGGAACTCTGTGAGAAACCCAATATGGAAAAAGAGAACTGTCCTCATGACATCCAAATGAATTTATTTTTTAATCAAACAAATCCCTAATCACAATGAAAAACATGATGATTTATTCGTCAGACTGGTATGGTAAACGTACATTCCGCATGATGCCAGTAACAGAAGATTGTCCTTTTAACGAAGCAATCTATGACACTCACAACAAAGTTCTTGCTATCATTAGCAAAGACCAAAAGGAAAAACCACAAATGCTTCCTAAATTGAGTGACAAAGGTTTAGCTATTCCTTTAAAAGGAAGTGATCCTAATAATCCTCAGTATGTAGAAGAACGTCGCATGATGGATGCATACTATGAGTATTATTTGGATAAAGAAGCAGACATCAAAGATTTCTTGACATTGTTTGCAATCAATCCTGATCATGTTTCAGTTGCTGAAGCAATGGCTGCTGAAGAACCTAAAAGTGAGTAATGAGACCACGTAAGTTTTGGATAATGGACTATGAAACCATTGTCAATTGTTTTGTTGCAGTATTTGCAGATTATGACTCTGATGATATCAGAACGTTTGTAATCTGTAATGATCGCAATGACTTTCCTGAACTACTAGCTTTCTTATTGAATGGTAAAGTGGCAGGTGATTGGCATCTTGGTTACAATAACATTTCATTTGACTCTCAAATTACTGAGTATATACTTGAGAATCAAGATCTTCTGTATGGTATGTCTTCTGGAGATATCACTAAGATGATCTACAAGTATGCACAATCTGTAATAAACAGGTCATCTAAAGGTGAGTTCCTTGATTATCCAGAATTTAAGTTGACTATTCCTGTATTGGATATATTTAAACTAAATCACTGGGATAGTCAAGCTAAACGTTCATCATTAAAGTGGATCCAGTTTTCCATGGATTGGTATAATGTGGAAGAAATGCCACATGAACACTACATGGAAGTACTGGATCACACCACTTTAGATGACATTGTAAAGTATTGTATTAATGACGTGATGAGTACGCGTGCAATCTTTACTTTAAAAGATGCAAGTGGTGAAAAGGTAATGGCATCGCAGATTAATTTGCGTGCACAGTTAAGTAAAGATTATAAACTTAGACTACACAGCGCTTCTGAGCCAAAGATATCAAAGGAAATGTTCCTTCACTTCTTGTCAGAAAAGTTGAAAATGGATAAGAAAGTCTTACGTGACATGCGTACATTACGTAATCATGTTACAGTACGCGATGTAATTTTACCTTACGTACAGTTTCAGTTACCTGAATTCATTGGAGTGCATAACTGGTTTAAGTCCATGGTTGTTGATACATCAGTTGTTGATGTTGAAGATGAACGCAAAGGACCTAAATACAGTATGACTTACAAGGGAGTACAAACTGATTATGGTTTAGGTGGTTTACATGGTTGTATAGCATCTGGTATTTATGAAGCAACGCCAGGTAAGAAGATTTTATCTGCTGACGTTACAAGTTTTTATCCTAATCTAGCGATTAAAAACAAGTGGGCACCTGCACATTTACCACAAGATGCATTCTGTGAGCTTTATGAATGGTTCTTCTTAGAGCGTAAGAAGTATGACAAAAAGAATCCTCTGAACTATTTGTTCAAGATTATTCTAAACTCAACTTACGGGTTGAGTAAAAATAGACATTCATTTCTCTATGATCCTGAATTTACTTTCAGAATCACTGTTAATGGTCAGTTACTACTGTCCATGTTATATGAGATGATTGTTACAAGAATTCCTACTGCACAACCTTTGATGCAGAATACTGACGGTTTGGAATTTCTAGTTGACGAAAAAGATGAAGAATTGTTTTACAAAATATGCGATGAGTGGCAAGCAATGACTTCGCTACAGTTAGAATTTGTAGAATATAAGAAGATGATTATTGCAGATGTAAACAATTACATTGCAATTCCTGTCAAAGGTAAACCTAAGTGTAAGGGTAGATATGAGTTTGAAAATCTAGCTTTACATAAGAACAAAAGCTTTTTGATTATACCAAAAGCATGGTATGCTTATTTTATAAATGGTATTGATCCTAAAGAATTTTTGGCAAACAATCGTGAGATCTATGACTATTGTGCAGGTGTCAAACTAAAAGGTGACTGGCGCTTTGTCAAGCGTGAAGTTAAAGATAGTTCTGTTATAGAAACTAAACTTCAAAAGATGTTACGATTCTACAACTCTACAAAAGGTTGTAAATTAATTAAATGCCACAGTGATGGACGTGAACTACAGTTAGTTAGTGGTCATCATTTGCAGACAATTTTCAACCGTTTTCAAGAGTTGCCTTGGGAACAATATGACGTTGATGAAAAATTCTATCTTGATCGCATTTATGATGAGATTGCAAAGGTAGAATCAAAAGCAACTGTGCTACCAGCACATTTACAAAATAACCAACTATCATTATTTTAATTTCAGTTTATGAAAACAATACTTAAAAATTCAGAAGCATTAACCAAGTTTGTTACTTTAGATCCAACTAGTACTATTGCAGATTTTAGATGGTACAGACCAACTAATAAATTACTGTATGAAACAGTAAGAGAAGCAATTAATCATAGTGGATATGTAGTTACACATGAAACTGTGCTATCTGATACTAAGGGTGATTATATGACATATATTGTAAGTTTTGGGTTAATGAATCCAACTGCAAAATTTCCAAACGTGGGTTATTATCAACCAACGTTAGTTCTGTTTAATAGAAATGGAAAGCGTGGAAGTTTTCATGGTTTACAGGCTTTGCGTAATCCTATTGATAACACACTGATATTTCCTGAACAAATAGACGCACTTGTTACAATACCAAGTTTATCTATTATGGATAAACCTGCTGACATGTCTTTTCGTTTGATTGCAAATGATGCAAGATTTGAAGCATATGAAAAGATTGCAGCATTTGCTGATAGATTGCAAGAACCTACGTTTTTAAGTACTGAAGCATTCAAGAATGCAAATGGTGTTGTATTTGGTAAATTTTTCTTTGATAAAGAAATGATTACCAGCGTTCAATCAACTTATTGCAAAGGTATGCTTAAAGGATTGTTGAGTCAAAAGACTTCGTTTACTCCTTATGATTTGTATTCTTTATACAGTACTATGTTCTATACATATGCACATCCACGTACTTATAAAGAAACAATGACAGAGTTAACTAAAGATTTTTCAACAAGATATCCTAAAGTTGAAGAACCTAAACCAATGGCAGCAATTCCATTCTAACTAATTTGAGTCTGCCATGAGTTATCTTGTGGCAGACTTATAAATTAATCTTATGAAAGATTTAATCCAATCAACTATTGACAAGGTTTCTAAAAGAAACACAAAGACCAACAAATTCTTTTTGGTTATGCGTTATCTACGTATGAAGTATCATATCAAGTTAGACCGCAAAGTATTATTTAACAGATTTAAAAGCTTTAGATAATGACCAGTTTAATAGGTATCTCTGGTAAAATGGGGCATGGTAAAGATTTGCTAGCCCGCATTATTCAAATCATGACGCATCATGTAAACTTGTCAGATGTACAAGTTAAGATTTTAGTTGATGCTGGTTATCCGACAGGTACCAAGTATCAAGTAAAAAAGTTTGCAGATAATCTTAAACAGTGTGCATCTTTATTGACATCCATACCAGTACCCAATTTTGAAGATCAGGAGTTTAAGAAAACTTACTTGGGTCCTGAATGGAACTACTGGACTGTATCTGTTATTGACAATGGTAAGTTGAAAATGGAACAAGGCAGATACAAATCAAAAGAAGAAGCAGAAGAAAATGCTAAATACTTGTTAGAAGTATATGGTACTTTTCGCATGGAGTATGTAGTAGGTATGCGACAAATGACAGTGCGTCAATTGTTACAAGAGTTAGGTACAGATGCTGTACGTGAACACTTACATCCAAATAGCTGGGTTAATTCTTTATTGTCTAGTTATTTACCTACAGATTATTGGATTATTACAGACGTACGTTTTCCTAATGAATTCAAAGCAGTACGTGAAAAAGGTGGTTTATTGGTAAGAATAAACAGACCTATGATGCCTGACAATGTACACTCATCTGAAACAGCTTTAGATACAGGATATGAATTTGATATTGTTATTGACAATGTTAAAGACGTAGCTTTTCTAATCAAGCAGGTGCGTGAAAAAATCTTACCTTTAATTTTAAAAAAATCAACCTAAAAATGAATCAGATTAAATTAAGTGAAACAGTTATTGTTTCAGATCCTTGTTATGAAAAAGGTGAATGGTGTCAAATCAAATTGAATATCAAACCTGGAATGTATAACGTGTATCCAAAGAAGTTAAAAATGGAACATGATGAACGTATTTCCATGTTGTTTGTTGTTCATGAAGATTATGCAAAGAGCAAACTTATCTGGAAAGAATGTCCTGGAATGCTAGGTGTAGACTCTGGTCAATGTGGTGTATTCTCAGAAGAATCATATCGTAACGACTATGCTGAAGTAAATGCTGATCCTGCAATAGTAAGTGAAGTTACTGAATGTTTTAAAATGTTTGGTGAAGACAATAGTGAAGGTAATGTATGGTATAGAAAAATGTGTTCTTTACTTTGGAGATTAAATCCAGGTGTAGCTACTTACCCTACTGGTGTATTAAGCCACTCAGGTTTTGGTGATGGTAGTTATAAACTATACATTGCTGAAAAGTACAACAAGGTAGTTGCAATGTGTATTGACTATGCAATTGAAGAGTCAGATGTAATTGACTTTACAATTCCTGCAATGATTGACTAAAATGAAAAACCCCCTAGTTTTAGGGGGTTATTTCTATTTGTAAGGTGCATAGACTGGAGCACCTGCTGCACTTCTGGTACACTTTAGTACCATTTTACGTTGATGACCTGAAGGAGAAAATGATACATGTACCCAATCAGGGTTTGCATCAGTACCATACTCCCAAATTAATTGATCGAAGTTCAAATTAGCTTTGATATATTCAAACACCATTTTGTTTGTAATACCTGTAGGCATTCCATCTTGATCTAAATCTAGAGCTTCACCTTTTGCATGTTGTGAAGTAGATGATGACCCAGGGGTTGCTTTATTTAAAGCTTCAGAACGATAACCTGAAGATACTTTGATAGGTTTAGCAAAGTGATTACGGATAGGTTCAAAAATGTTTTCAGCTAGTTTCTTAAGAGA